ATGCAGGTGAGAGCAGGGAGTCGCTGCCCGTAAGGACCACATCATCGTCAAAGTTAGCGGCGTACCTTAGTGCGTCGTTAAACTTCCTGCCAACCAACACATTCCCGTCCTCATCGTGGTGCTGTGCAACCACTTTGTCCTCTACGCCTGACAGGTTCCCCTCCTCGTCGGGCGTTTCTACTATAATCGCATCATAGCCAAGATCGTCGTAGTAAAGAACTACGCGGCGGGTTAGCTCGTGGTGACCGTAGGCAGGTATGACGATTTTCATTGTTCCTCGTTGGTCTTTTGTATCAGCATCCCCTTAATAAGGATCATGTAGCCAATGATGTCATGTATGGCATCCTCAAAGGATTCGCCCTTTACAAGCAGTTTTCCGCTTCTTATGAAGGCTCTCAGACGCTGCATCTTGTCGGAAACCCGTATCATCACCCCTTTGACAGGATCTACGCCCTCCAGTTCCGCAAGGCGGAAGTTAGCAAATGGGTCTGGCGACCCTGCCGTGTAGTCGTGGTTCTTTGCATGGAGAATCTGTTGTATCTCAGCCAACGTCTCCTCCATCATCTTCTGATACTCTTTCTTAGTCACGGAATTGATAGTGGTTTAGTATTGACTTCGGAGCCATTGCAAACTTCCTCTCTGCTTGGTAGGTGCGGTCAAACATTTTCTTGTGCTTCCACATATCGTGTGTTGCACCGCGTACTACAATGTAGTGCGTCATGGGAGGGTTTACAATGATATACTCAACGCCTGGAACATACTTAAAAGCTTTGTACCATTCGTCTACTATCATGTCATTGTAAGGCCAGCTCCAAGTGAAGTCTGTTCGGCTATGCTTGACTTGGACAATCCTGCCATCCTCCATGTGGATGTCACCATCGTCAACGTAGTCCCACCTGTCCTCATAGGTTGGTGAGATTACCGTCTCTGGAGCATGAGCCTTGTAGCCCATGCTGTGTATCTCTCGCAGCACTTTTTGTACAGACAGCTCACTTCTTTTTATGTCGCGTACAAACGCCCTATGACCCTTCATTCTGCGATCACCCCTATCACATCTGGTTGCAGATCCTTCATAAGCCTATCATACTCATTGACAATCTCATTGAACTCATCTTTATAATTGCCTGATATGTCTATAAGGCTTTGTACACAGTTTGATGCGTGAACAACCGTTGAGTGATCCCTGTCAAACAGTTTCCCTATGCGCTGAACTGTCAGCTTTGTTGATTGCCTTGTTAAAAACATTGCCATATGCCTTGCATCTGAATAACGGCGTAGCCTCCTTTTGCCAAGGATATGCTCCCTTTTTATGCCAGTAACACTTGAAACAGCTTGAACAACCGTCATGAAACGCACATAGTCATTGATGTGTTGTTTTTTATTCATCTTCAAGCACCTCTTTGCTAACTCTAAAGTTCAACGGGACCTCAGTGCCAGCCACCACTGCATCGTAGTAGTCGGCATACTTTTTTGCGCCATACATCATGTACGCCATTTTTTTGTCCAACCCCATCTGTTTCAATTCATCAAACATATGTCTTTGGTTTGTGCTGATTATACTTTCAATGGTGTCGGCTGACCCCTTCCAAAACCAATAATGCTCTGCTGCCGTTTTTATTTTTTCTTTCTCCTCTTCCTTGACGACTGGACCCTTCCAGTGTGTCTTTGCCTCAAGGTATGCATTCTTCATTACGACAAGGTCTGCATATGCCAGCTTAATAGCCCTTTTGCAAGCACGGCTGATAAATACAGTCTCATGCGCTTTCAGTGTATCGGTAGACAATTTTTGATCCCTCCTTTTTTAATACGTTCCCTGGCAGTCTTTCTGCCCGGTATTCTGCGATTTTCATATCGCCGTTATCATCCCTGTACGGCGCAAGATGCACCTCGGGATATTCCCATGCGTTCCTAATCGTGATAGAGTCACCCTTTCGGGGACCGTCTATCATCTCTATCGTCAGGCTTGCCATATAGCGTTGCCATTCTCTTTAGGTTGAGCCAAGATTCATACTCCTGTACCACATAGACCGTTCGCGGGTGGCCCTTGGCCTTGTCTACGTAGATGGTTACAATGTCAATGTCGCCAGATAGGTAGTCTATCACGTTGGTGAAAAACCACTTTGGTACATACTTGTACATGAATCGCTTACACTGCCAGCGATACCAGCCTATCAAGCCGTCATCGGCCGCAGATAGGCCCATGCTCCGACCATCGCTGCCCCAAGCACGTTGTGACTCAACGCCCTTTTCATTGGCAGTGGTAACAATATATCTTTCAGCGTCATTCCCGCGTTGCTTCTGCTTCGTAGCCATAGATACTGTATGCAAATACAAATAGTGATAATCCTGCAAGAACGTATGCCCCAATGGTTCCAAAGAAAATCCATGAGAGCATCCATAGGACACGCACAAAGGTTATGAAAACAATCGCCATGATGCCAATCATAATGAAAAGCCCGACTGTTTTCAGGTACTGATTAAAGGCGTTCATATCCACCATCGGTGTAGTACTCCATGCTGCGCAGCCAGTCGCCGCTTTTGTGGTGATGAGCGATGCGTTGCATCATCTCAAGTGTTTTTCCAGTCCAGAACTCCTCATTCATCAGCTCTGTTGGCTCCTCAGTCAGCTTGGTGCGGTATGGAGCCTCCGTCTCAATGTAGAAATGCTCTGATGTGTGAGCCTCTGCAAGCCATGAGTACAGGCGCATCTGTATGGCGTATGCGCGGCGGTTGAAGTTGGACCGAATACTAAGGAAATCAGATGTTGTCTTCAGGTCTGTGACATATCCTGGGCGATAGAAATCCAGTAGGCCCTTCCATTGCACTCCAAATGCCTCTGCAACGAATGCAACCTGCTTATCGCTACCCTTTACTATCTCCACGAACTGCGTGTGCTGACGGGCCGCTGAGACGGCTTCTCGCGCACGTTCGGCAAGCTTCGCTGACAGGATGCGTCGGGGTGTGCCTTCGCCAAGGTTTACCAGCTTGTTTAGGGCAATGTAGTTCTCAAAGGAGTCCATGAACTGAGCAAGGGCTTTCTCCCCGCTGTTCTTGTAGTGCATGGCGTGTGCCTCTGCCGGGTCGGTGCCGCTCAGGATCTCATCACACACTTTCTGCTGCAATGCCGTGTTTGGCGTGACGGCTGAGCGCGGAGCCTCTACAAAGCGGTTGTCAAACTCCTTCGGCTCTGTGATCATGCAATCAATCGCAGATCCAAGCAGCATGGCATCCGTCTCCACATAGGAACCTGCTTTTTTCTGTGCCATGCCGTAGGGCTGGCCCCGGTCTGCATATAGGGTTCGCAGGTCTGTGCTGCTGTAAGCATCAATGGCAAAGTACTCATCTTGGCTGATGTCAAGTCGCTGTATGTTCTTGAATGGGTTTCCGCCCACGATTTCAGATAGTGTCATTCAAACCTCCTGTTGTTTAAGTCCGCCACTGGACGGTATGCTATGGCGATAAGCACCTCAGTCCCCATAGCATTTTCAAGTCCTTGGTTGCCTTTGCTTCTTATTCTCTGCCATAGCTCAACGTCATCGCAAAAAACCACAGGAAGAATCGGACTGCCATCGTCACCGCGATAGCAAATAGATGCATTCACGCTGTGATTGTATGGCTTAATAAGAATGCGCTCTATGTCGCTATCCTTTAATCCGTAATAGCCCCTGGTCTTTTCTGCCTCCCACTCTGTCATAATCCGATCATGCGACAGTTTTCCGCTGCGCAGTCCGCTTGCACGGCGATTGGCAAAGATCGTATCCCATTCCTCAACGGTTTTTCCCGTTACACGCCAACACGCGGCCTCTGCCTCTTTTCTAAACTCCTCAAAGTGATTCATCGTCCTGTATGGTTTTCATGGGGTCCATGCCAAGCGCATCGCACCACCGAATATAGTCAAGGAAGTTTCTTGGAGCAAATCGCCCAGTCTCCCAGTCCTTAATGGAGTCTCCGTACTTTCCGATCATCTGACCCAGTTTTTTTCGGCTGTACCCTTTTCTTAACCGCTGTATCAACAGCCTTTCTTTGTAGTCGCTCATACCATGAAAGTCCCCCGGCTTAATTTGACTTGTTCTTGTTTAGGCTTTTTTCCGTCGGGTATATCCTGAATGTACCACTCCTTTGGGTCATCCATGTACCGTCCCTGATGGAACCACGTTGACGGGTGCGGCGTGAACTCACCTCTTTTTCCTGCGGGGCTTTTAGCGAACTTCCGTGTCCTATCTATTAAGTAGGCAAAGTTCTCATCGCCATGCTCCTTGTGTAGGCTCTGAAGCGCAATGCGGATCTTCTCCACGGCTGCCTTCTTCGCAATCTTCCTTGGATAGGCTGCATAGATTGCTTCCACCTGATCCTTCTTCGGCTTGTATTCCTTTTCTTCTTTATCAGAGTCAGAGTCAGAGTCAGAGTCAGAGTCAGAAGGAAGTTTCTTGTTATTCTTCTGTGACTTCTTTTTATCTCTATACTTCTTTTGGCGTTCCCGCGCATCTGAGCGGGTTTTTTCCTCCCTCTCAAGGCGGCGTGACACGACTGTTACAATCGCCTCACCCGTAACGGGATCGTCACACCAAGAAATGTCTGCAACGCCCAGTCTGTAAAGCTCTTGCAGGGCCGACTGGATCTCCGAAGAGTCAAGGTGGCACATACGTGCGATCTCGCGCACCGTGCCTTCTATCTTGGAGTCAGCCAGGTCATGCATGGTTAGAATCATCTCCAACCACGCACCGCGACCTGATGCTGACAGCATAGCGACCTTCGGGTCCCTACGCCAGTCCCCCACGAAGAACTTGATCCATGCCAAGTTCTCAGCCATTTTTTAGCTCCTCAATAAGGTTTGAAATGGTTTGTGCATCGCCTTCCTTCGCCTTCTCAATGTAGGCGGCTTGCTGTCCCTTCGGCAACTTCAGGATGAGGCTGTGCAGGAACTTCTTCTGCTTGTCAGATGCGGCTCTTTTTCCGCCGCCCCTCTGCTGACCTATGGCATTTGCCAATTCATCGGCACTCGCAAATTCCACGCCTTGCAGACCGGCTGAAATCGTTGCGAGACAGCGACCGATTGCCGAAGTTTCTGCATTTTCCATGGCTGAGGTGCGGTTGATCTGACTTGCAGAGCGTTTTTCCTCGCCATGCCCAGTACCTACGACCATGCCCGCAGGGTTCACGACCTCTGCCTTCATTACCACCGTGTCCTCATCGTGATGGATAAGGGTTGTGATGATGCCCCATCCATCGCTTACGGTGTACTCCTGCCTGAACTCCGCAACCCGCAGGGCTACGGTCTTATATGACTTACCGTGTATCTTTACAATTCCGCTCATTTGCATACCTCTGATGTTTGTAGTCCATTAAGATAGTCCATCGTCTCCAGGTAGCCCTGTACGGCTCCGTTTGACTGGCCTATGGTGTACCCTACGTAACCCGCTCCAAGCAGCACAGTGGCTGTTACAAGGACGATGACGAGGATTTTTGCTATTGCTGAGAAGAGCTCTGCGAATGTCATTTTTTCCGCCCCCATATTTGGCTAAACATATGTTTAACCTTGTCTTTGATGGTTGACTTTTTTTGGTCTACCCAAAAGAACCACTCTGTGAGCGGATCTTCGGGCACTGGATGCTTGATGCTCATTGTGTCACCTCCACGATGATATAGCCCTTTCCTCGGCAATCGCCACAGCGATCACCATTGCACAAGTCCTCGCCGGACCCGTTACATGATGGGCATTTTTCTGCGTCATGCTTCACGCCCCATCGGGCGGTAGCCTCATTGATCTCTTGTTTAAGAGTTTTCATTTTTACACTCCGGGCAGTACCCGTATTTATCTGTTTGTTGATCCTCGCCCATTTCTTCGCCGCACTCTATGCATACGTACTCCTCTACACAGTCATCGCATAGCCCGTCCTCAAGGTCAGCATAACTGTACGCAGCACACTCGCATATGCGACACTCTGCCAGTGCTTCGGGCGGCGATAGCGGCCCTGATCCATGCCGAACGTAGCCTATCATCGTCTCTGCCACTCTATCTGTGTCGGCTCAAAGACCTCCAGTATTTTCCACTCCCAGTAGTTCTCATCTTGGTCTGTGGCGGCGAACAGATCGCCCTTTGCCTCAGCGATGTCATCTGCCTCTATGGAGTACAGCTCTTCACGCTCGCCACCCGACAGGGGCCAAACCAGTAGTTTGAATACGTATTCCGTCATTTTTTTCTGCGCCTCCGCGCCGTTGTGTGACGTTTGTAAAATCGCACCGGAACTGGACTTTCGCAAATTTCGTCTTTTTTTCGGTGCATACCCCCCAAACCTGGCTGTTTTGGCTGTTTTTTTGGCTCCCATCTGGACAAAAAAAGAGAGCGCGACCAGGTATGGCTACGCTCTCTGTTGAATATGGTCATGCTAACTGTTGGCTTTGAAGAACGCCCGCGCAAAACCTGTCGGTGTATTGGATCGCAGTTCCTTTGTTCGCTCAGACTTCCCGCCAGTTGCCATCATAATTGGAGCGTACCTGTCTCCGTTTGATGCAGTAACGAACACGGGTTCCACCCTTGCAGGTTCAAGGTCCGCATTGAACTTGCCCCATATACAGGTTTTTTTTGTGTACGCCTCAGAATCGGGATCGTCTGCAAGAGCTGCGTAGTCGCACGGATTGAAGATCAGTCCCCACTTGCCAAGCTCAGGTACAACGGATGCAATCCTGCCAACGGGATTCTCCAATGCCCACACCTTTGGATTGCACAGTTTGACGATCTCAAGGCAGTCTCTGACGATCTCAGCAGATTTTTCCGTGCGTCCATCTGCATCCTTTGCCCTGAACCACCTTGCCCCACTTGAGGCGAAATCTGTGCATGGCACGGCTATTAGGATAATGTCAAAATCAGGTTTGACCCATCCCTGACGGAGCAGGTTCAGGAATCCACGGGCGGTGTCGGAACACCGCATCATGCCATCCTCAAAGGTCCACACGTTTTCCCCGTCAGCAGGTCTGTGCTTTGGGTCCACAAGGAACACCGTGTGTCCTGCGTCAGCGTATGGTTTCGCCCATTTACCTGAGTAGTCACAAAGTGATAGTACTTTCATCTGATTAAGCCTCATCTGTGAGTTCGTCAAAGCACCACCCTAAATCAATAAGGTGGAACAAATCATTGCCGTTAGGGCAAATGATGAATGCCTCATCAAGTGCATACTCAGGTGAAACGTATACAAGGTTTCCCTCATCATTGAAGGAAAGGTCAGGCTCTACTTGAACGAGTGAGGCAAGTTGCTTCCGGTTTACAATAGGAGTTGCCCATCCGTTCCACGTATTACCGAAGCCTAAGCATTCAAAAACGTGATCGTACTTGTTGAGATCGCAGTTGTAGTGCCAATCCCCTGAGAAGCATTTGGTTTTGTTTTCCATTGTCATGCGCCTCCGCGCTTTGTTGTGACGCCTGAAATATAAACGCGGTATATATACGAGTCAAATTTTTTCGTCCAGTCCCCAAATCGCCTTTTTTAGCATCTTCAGGACGTTTTTTTCGGCTGGACTTTTTTTCGGCGGGTAGGGTTTTTTCGGTGGGGGTTTTTCGGCGGGTAGGGTTTTTCCGGTAGGGTTTTTCCGGTTCCCGTTTCCGTTTCGGCGTTAGATTTGATGCAACCTGGGTGCGACCTGGGTGTGCCGTTCACCAGGTTTCACCCGTGCAGAAATAGGTGACAAAAATTTTGTATCTGATGCGTCTTCATTATATTTGGGTGTCACAAAAAATGGGCGGAGGCCCAGAAAAAATGACCGATACATATAATGGATGGAGCAATTACGAGACTTGGCTTATGGCTATGCATTGGGTGGATTACCTTGGCAATGCACGACGCGAAGAGCAGGAAGAAACGGAGGAGCAGATCCGGTGGACCGAGGAGCAGATAAAAGGTTTGATATGGGAGTCGGAAATGGCGTTGTCGGGAATGGACGACCCAATCAATACCTCCCAAAGCATATCGTTCACGCTGTTTAGAAACGCGTGGCGCATCATCAACTGGCGAGAGATTGCCGATCATGTAAATGAGGACTGACATGAAAACAGCTGATCGCATATCCTTTGCCGTCATCTTTACCGCGGCTGTCTACTTCCTCGCGCGTTTTGCCGCGGGAATCCTTTTCAACGTATAACCGAGAGAACCAATGAAACCTTCAAGTACAGACATTCTTGCAATGATGAAAGCCGCCAATCTTTGGAGCATGACGCGCTCTGAATTGGAAGCGGAGATTGAACGAATTGAATCCGGTAGCCTACCGGATCTGTATCTGTCACGCTGCACGGTTGAGGCTTGTCGCGCTTTGCTTGACTCACGCGTATTTGGTCAACCGATTAAATAGGAGGAAACCGATGAGAAACTATTTCGCCACACGTTACCGCTTACAGACTGCCATTGAGAACGCCTACCGTATTGAAGGTATGCAAGAATGGCTTGACGATATGTTCTGCCACAGGTTAGAAATACCTTCCGAGGGACTCGTCGGCTGGGCTCCCTATTGGTTGATAGAGGGAGATCCATTCACGGCTTTCACTTCCTCCCGCTATACTGACGGACACATAAAGGCATCGGAGTCAAGGTACCCAGACTTTGAGCCGGGAGCCGCTACGCTTAAGCGTGAAGACGTTGAAGATGCGGATATATACGTTGAACACGTCCCCGGTATCTTCCTAACTGCTCGCGACGGTGAGATAGTTTGGCGGGATCTTGAAGGCGAGCTGGTTAAGTTTGTCTGCGTTGGTACTTCCTCACTTCCTCGCGAGGAGGAACACCAAGCGGAGGACGGGTCGTTCTGCGTTGAATATCGCGGAGAATCTCACTTGTCTGCGCTTGTTAAGGTTGAAGATATACCGGCACTTTCTGACAAGTAACCAAAAGCAATCAACCGGAGAACGGTCCTAACAACTGCGAACCGGTACATATCAAACAGGAGAAGGGATAACGGGTTACCGCTGTCCCTTTTTCTTTGTCCTTTTCCTTCACCGAATATTCATCGGGGGTGGATGGGTATTTTTTTCCCGGGGCCCCCACCTTACCCCCCTTTCAAATGCGTGTCCTATTTTGGAGGTCGTTTTTGGACTGGCTCAGATGCAGGGACTTGCCTGTCTTAGACATATCACACCCTTGGTGGAGGAGCCCAGAGAGATAGCCAGATATAGAGAAGAGTAAGAGTCAGAGACAGC